TTAAATGAAATTATTGAAGATGATAGTTTTACTGGAAAATTTAAAAAAGCTATAGGAGCTACAAAAGATTTTTTTACAGGCACTAAAACTACAGAATTTCCTGAAATACCTGAAATTGGTTTCGAACCAATAGAAGACAAAGCAGCATCTTTTAAAATTGGTTTAGGTTTACAATTACAACCTAATCAAAAAATTCAAGCACAAATAATACAATCTCAAATACCAGACTCACAAATTTTTCAAGATAGATTTAATAATATAATAGTACAAATGCCAGATGGTAAAAATTTTTATTTAAATAAACCTGGTGCATCTTTTCAAGATTTTATTCAATTAACTGGACAAATATTATCTTACATACCAGGTTATAGCTATGCTATTAAAAAGGCTGGAACAAACATATTGAAAAGAGGTGCTTATGCAGGTTTTGCAGGAGGTGCTACATCTGTTGCTCAAGATATTGCAACTATGCCTTTAGGTGGTAAGGATGTAGATTTAACAAGAGCAGTTGTATCTACTGTTGTACCTGCTGCTTTTGAAACAACAGTAAACCCTGTTGCAGGAGCTATTTATAGAAAAATATTTGGTAACCCTAGCTTTACTAAAACAATTACAGTAAAACAAGATGGTGTAAATGTTAAAAAAGTAGTTTTAAATGATAAAGGTAAAGCTGCTGCTAAAGAAGCAGGAATAGATGTTAATAATTTAACTGACGAAGATTTTATCAAAAATTTTGCACAAAAATTATCTTTTGGAACAAGACAAGATGTTGCAGCTAGTCAAGCTGGTGCAGGAAAATTTAAATTTCAGTTATCAAGATCACAAGCTCTGGGTGATGAAGAAGGTATAGCTTCTTTATTTGAAGCTGCAAAAGGTATATATGGTAAAGATGCTCAAATAACTGCTAGAGATTTTTTAAGAAGACAAGAAATAGACATAGAAACATCAGCAAAAAATTTAGTTAATAGATTTAATAAAGGTCAAATAGAATATCAATCTATTGAGGATGCTGGTCAAGCTCTTATGCAAGGAGTAAAAAATGTATTTAAGAAAAAATCAGATGAAGTTCAAACAGCTTACAATTATGTTGACAAAGATGGTATTTTTCAAGCTCAAAAAAGTAATGTAGAAGTTTTAAAAGGTTCTGTCAGAAAAGCTGTAGATGAAGCAACTGCAACAGTTGATAAAGATTTAACTCCTGCAACTGTAAAAGCAATAGATGTTATTGATAATTTTGTAAAAAAAGCAAATGTAAAAAAACCAAAGAAAAAAGTAGAATCAATAGTATTAAACGATTTAAATAATATTAAGAAAAAATTAAATAGTATTTACAAAACTGCAAACAATAAAACAGACCAAAAAAATGTAGTTACAGTTATAAAAGAGTGGGAAAAATTTGTAGATGATAATGTAGATAATATTTTATTTAGTGGAAATCCAAACAGTTTAGAATTATTAAAAAAAGCAAATCAATTATTTAAAGAAAAAGAAAAATTATTTGGTATTAATAAAATTAAAAAAAATGGTTTTAGTATAGATGATAAATCAGGAAAAGTTATTGGTAAAATATTATATGATCCTGAAGTTACACCATTAAAAACAATAGATTATATTTTTGGTAGAGGAACAATAGGAAGATTAGACGAATCATTATCTGTAGTAAAAAAATTAAAAAAAATATTTGATGTAACTGGTATGTCTGCAAAAAAGGCAGCAGAAAAAAGTCCTGATTTTCAAGCATTAAGAACTGGATTTTTTGAAAAATTAGTAAGAGATTCTAGCAGAAATGGTAAATTTTCTCCTACACAATTTGTTAATAATTTTAAAAATTTACAACTTAAAAATAAAGATTTATTAAAAGAATTATTTGATGATGATGAAATAAAATTAATAAGTGAATTTGTTACAGAAGTTCAGAAAACATTTAAACCTAAAGATTTAGTAAATGCTTCAAATACTGCATCAGCACTTATGAGAGCTTTAAATGGTGTTGCTAGACAATTAGTTGGTATATTAGGTTTTAAAACAGCTAGTATTCAAGGTTTGTTAGCTGCAAGGACAGGATTTGATAGAGCAAAAGATATTGTAAGTGCTAAAAAAGCAGAAAAAATTATTGGTCAAGAAATTGCAGTTAATTTTGCAAAACCAATAAATCCAGTTATAGACATAGGAGCTATTATATCAGGTCAAGAAATCTTAAATAATATAAGAACTACAAACGCACCTCAATTTCCTGCATCATTGTTAGAAAGATAAAATGCCAACACAATCCCAAAAAAATTCTCAAGACATTATTAAACTACAAGGTGAATTAAAATTAGTACATCAAAAGATTGACACTATAAAAAACAACCACCTTAAACACATAGATGACAAGATAAATAATATATATAAAATCTTATGGTTCGTAGCTGCATTAAGCATATCAAGTCTAGTCAATCTAGTCTTAAGTCTAATAAAATAGACATATCTGAAAGACAAAAAAAAACATCTATTAAGGGTGTCGTAGGAGAATACGAAACTATTGCTAGACTTACCAAAGAAGGTTTTTTTGTTGCTAAATCAGTAGATCCTGCTTGTCCTTTTGATATTGTTATCGTTGACAAAGATGGTAAAATAACACTCATTGATATTAAAACAATTACCTATAGAAAAACAAACAAAGGTAAAAGTTTAAAAGACAAACCTAAAGGTTCTTATAAAATTTGTAGAAGTCCTACTAGAGAACAGAAAAGATTAGGTATAAAATTAATTATGGTAGATTATGAAAAATAGACCTTTAAATATATCAGAGTCTGCTGCTGTGCAGATGCCGATGAAGACAGTTGCCTCTTTGATAGTGCTTGTCGCAGCAGGGGTACTAGCTTTTACAGAAATAACTGCAAGGTTAGTATCGTTAGAAACATCAAGAGAATTATTTGAAAATGATTTGCTTAAGAAAAGTGAGCAAGTACCTATAGATCAAGAGCAACATTTTTTATTGGAGGATCTTTACAAGACTGTAGAAAAATTACAATCAACACAAGAAATGAATATGACCAATAAAGTTAATATAGAATTTTTAAGTTCACAATTAGATAAAGCACTAGCTGATATTGAAGAATTAAAAGATAAAGTTAGAGAAAATGGAAAAAATTACTAATGATTGAAACTGTAGTAGCATTACTAATGATCGTTAATAACGAAATAAAAGAACATAGAATACAAGAGTCTATGAGTGAATGTTTAAAAGGTAAGAGAGTTG